GGAAACTCTTCGAAAACCTTAGTACTATCGAGCCTGCCATCAGGTAGGGCATATTGTGGCTTAACGTCAACTTCTAAATGGAAGTCAGCGCGGCGAACGATAGAAAAAGGGCAAATGGATCCAATATTTGCATGTTTCGCTAGAGGAGCATTTGATGTAATCACAAAAACACGAGGACGGATTTCAATTTTCCCTTTCTCATGTAAATCAGCCTTGTTGGCGTAAGTGATTACATTGTTGTTGATGTCAATAATACGCTCGGTGGGTGCTTTATCCAAAAAATCGGATTTAGTGTTACCGAGGTCATCAAAAAAGATACCTGTTGTGTTACCCTTAAGGGCTGAGTCAAATTTATCAGATTCTTTGATGATGGCAGTATTTTTGGCATCTGGATCTACACCTGAGGCTGCTAAACAATCAGCCATTACCACCTGAGCAATCGTAGTTTTACCACGTCCTGAATCTCCCCATATATAAACAGTGAAAGGGGAAAATCGCATGGAACCATCAATTCTCTTCGCCTGGTAAGCGGCACGGTTCTTTCTTAAAACGTCAATGCGTTTTTCAAGATAACCTTGCTGCCAGGTACCTTTAGCAGATTTAAATAATCTTTCGGCAAGCTCCAAAGCTTCATCCAAAAGGACACTATATTCAATGTCACTAATTATCTTCATCTGTCCCTTGATCTTAACTTTCTTCTCATGCAAATTAAAAACCATAGCATGTTCATGAAGTTCAATGAGAGGAAAGTAGAGCTCATCTAGAGTCTTACTTTCGTCATCAGAAAAGAAAAAGGGTTTAAAGGATCTTTGTTTGAAACATTCATATCCACCTTCGATAAAGTACACGATGGTGTCAAGAACTGCTCCCACCAAATCAATAGCGGTAGCGTGTTTCGATATAGTGCCGACGCGAAACAAGTCGATGCCCTGCACTGACCATTTAAGGTTAGTGACAGAACAGAGACCTATAGATGCCGCAACTGAAATCAGTGCGGAAATTTTCGCGAATGCTGGAGCATTGCGAGCTGCATCCCAATTTTCTCGCAAACTGGGAATTTTGCTCAGCCAATCAACATTCGTCGGCATCTTGATGTCCCCAAATATGCCGGATTGAGCTTCAAATATGTTATACCCAAATAAATCTTTACACCATTTAATGGTGTTTTCTTGGGCTAATATCTGTTCACATAAACTTCCTGTGGAAAGGGCTCTCATAGATAGAACTAGTTGAGCAGCCACTTGGGCAGGAGTTTTCAATGCAGGCAAAGTAATTGCCAATGCTCCAACAACTTCCAAAACTTCAAGAAGTTTGGAAGTGTGAGCTTCGGCATTAAGTGAAATCATTTTTTCCTTAGCTAAATCGATAATGCTAGAAGGATAAATGTATTCCACGAGGGACTGGTGGACAAAATCAACTTTGGTAGAACTGTGAGGTTTAAAAACCTTTTTTGGGACATTGTTGATATTTCCGTTTTTCCTCATATCTTTAATTTTCTGTTCTCGACGAGCGTGCTTGTTTTTTGAAAATTTAGCACGACACGCCTGTTTAGGACCACAGGAAATCTCGGATTGAGGTGTGAATGGGCTACAACCTGGTAACAGGGAGCCCGGGTCCCCTGGACGATGCTGTAAAACAGCAGATCCAGGGGCGGTTAGTGAGTAGCTTTGCTCCGTAGAGCGAACGGTGACCTCATCAAAATCAACGTTACTTGGGGCGATAATAGTTCCATGGCTCGACATTTTCATATAAATAGAAAACGACAAGCACATTGAAACCAATCGCGGAAGCCCGCAAATTGGTAAACCAATATGCTTCGGCACAGCAGCTTTGCTCCACTAATTAAAGTGGACTTACTTACTTGCATCTTCCCGTGTTATTCGCCGCGGACGGAGGCGCACGGTCAACAAACCGGTTGGTACCGCTTCAACTTAACTAATTGTTCTTCAAGAATTCTCAAGAAAAACGTGGGGTTCATTAAGTCCCATAGAAGTTTAGACGATACGCCGGCTACTGAGCCTTGTCTAGGGTGTGGCCCCCTCACCTCAAGGGTGGGTTGCCGAGGGCATTGCAGGATCATAGCGCAACACCAAACTAGTCATATTCTATTGTCAGCCGAATATGAGTGTGGGCTCTTCGCTCGTAAGCGG